TCCGTTTCGAGAACGAATAGTAAATGCTGTTAAGAATGAGCTTGCGGAAAAATACTATGAACGACGTAAGTTTTTAGTGTCGATGCATGCAGGCAAAGATTCAGAATTAATCGTTTGTAAGAATCATATCGATCTATACCAATCAGTTATTAAACGGTTTGGGGTTGGATATCCGAAACAAGCAAATTTTATAAATGAGTTTGAGGCTTTAGCTCGACAAAGATTTTAGGGTATGTTTTTAATCTTTAAGCCACCTCAGAGTTATTTGCAGGTACAACTGCTAGATCCTGATGGGTTTAGAAAGCATGTCTATGACGCTTATGAACTAGAGCTTGCAAGCCAAATTCTTGAGGAGCGTAAAGCCAAACGCAAGAAGAAGGTTACAACTTTAGACCTTAAAAAGAGGATTAAAGAGAAGCTAGATGAAGGGCAGACTTTAATAGAAGTTGCCACTTCAATAGCTGATGAGATCATAGCTGAGGAACCACAGTTTGAGCTGACGCCAGAAATGAAGGTCAACATTGACCGCATTATGGCTGATTACAAAGCTCAGATAGCCAATGAGACCCGTCAAATGGTGGTGGATTTCATTGAGCAGATTCGGGCCTTAGAGTTTAAAAGTTTAGCTCTTGAACGTGAAAGGCTACGGGAAGAGGATAACTATAGACGTTATCAAGAGGAGAAAAAGCGGCGGGATCTAAAGATGAGGAAGCTAAAGATCCTGCTTCTTTTAGCCTCATTGGAGGAAGATGAGTAAGTATAAACTATTCCAATGGTGTCCGATTCAACAGAAAGTTGTGCCAATAGAGCAGGTACAGCGTAGGGTTCAAACTAACGCTAGGGACCTATTTATTCAGGATGAGATGGCACCGACTAGGAATCCTTTGAATCCAAAAGAAGTATATACTAGCAAAGCAAAGCTAAGACAGGCATATAGAGCAGCAGGAGCGATTGAGGTGGGAGACTCATTTGACCATGGCTACAGCCCTGAGAAAGGGACAGAGTCTAGGGAAAAACAAGTGGTTTCTCGTTTTATGAACCAAGTACGGGAGAGACTAAATGGTTGATATTGATAGCAATTCTGAAAGCACTGGCGAGTCTAAAGTAGATATTAGAAGTAGCCTAGCAGCTAAGTTTTCCGAGTCTGATGAAACAGCTTCTGTAGAGCGAGAGTCAGTTGAGCCAGAAAAGGACGATGAGGAAGAAGTTGAAGAGCCTCAAGAGGAGGGTTCGCAGGATGACGTTCCTGAAGAATCAGCTACCGATGATCAGCCAGCAGAAGCCCCAGTAGAGGCTACACAACCTCAAACAGAGCGAATCCCGCTTGTTCCTCCAGCCGATATGAACAAGGCTGAAAAGGAAGCGTTTCTCAATCCTACAGCCGAAAACGCTCATGTGCTTCAGCAGTACATGAACCGTAGAGCTTATGAGACTAGGAGCGATTATCAGCGGCGAGTTAATGAGCTAGAGCAGGTTAAGCAGCATATCAATCCAGTATTTGAAACGCTAAAACAATACGAAAACGATTATGTTAAGCGTGGGGTTAGCCTAACCGATGTTGCCCGTAGAGCAGTTCTATGGGACCAGGAAATGCAGAAGGACCCTATCAACACTGCAAAGCAGTGGCTTGAGTCCTATGGTGTAAACCCCGATGATTTGTTCTATGCCAATGAGGATCAGGGGCAACAGTATCCTCAGCAGCCTCAACAGCAGTATTTGACTAGGGAACAAGCTGAGCAGATTGCAGAAGAGAAGCTGCAAACGGCTATGCAATCGCAACTAGCTGAACAGCAACAAAAAGCCGTTGCTTACTATAATGAACGTGCCGTAGAATCGTTTATATCAGCCAAGCCTTTATTTAAGGACCCTGAAACTGCTTCACAGCTAGAAGCGGAGATGGCACCGATAGTACAGGCTTTAACGAATACAGGTAAGTATAGTTCTCCAGAAGAGATCCTAGAAACTGCCTATAATTATGTCGTTAATGGCAATCCCACTTTTTCCAGTCTCCATTCTGCGATGACTGCAAAGGCTAGGGTACAAGAAAAGATGGTAGCCGTGCAGAAAGCAAAGGCTGCCTCCAAGTCAATTACTGGCTCCGCTGGTTCAGGGACTCCCAGGATTCAAGTCAAAGATTTAAGGGATAACCTGCGGCGGCGCATGTCCGGCGATTAGGCACATAAGTTGCCGTTGGTTATCCAAAACTAATAAGGATAACAAATGGCAAACTTAGAAGAAGCAATCGTAGCGACCCTGTTTGATCAGTCAGATCAGATTGCGGATGAGGTACTTCACCACAATCCGCTCCTCCTCTCCCTTGATCAGCAGGGCCTTATCAGAAAGTTTAGTGGTGGATATGAGCTTCGTAAGCCAGTCCTCTACAACGACACAGCACAGGGTGGTTTCTACTCTGGATTTAGCTCATTCAACCTTGATGCAATCGACGACTTTACAGCGTTCCGATTCGCTATCAAGCAGTGCTATGAGCCAGTAGCAATCGACGGACGTTCTCGTCGTGCTAACCGAGATCAGGCTCAGTTGCTTGACCTCGCAGAGCAGAAGATGAAGGCATCGATCAGCCGACTTAAGAATACTGTTTCTACCTCGCTTCGTGGCGATGGAACTGGAAGCGGAGGACTTGAGTTTGACGGTATCAAGAAGGCGGTTTCGACCTCTCCTTCGTCTGGTACTTATGGACAGATCGACCGTACGTCTAACAGCTTTGCTCGTAACCTTGCTGTAAACGTGACCCTTTCTGCATCGAACGTACAAGAGCAGATCACTGATGCTATCAGCCAGATCACTCGTGGTAACGAGATGCCAGACCTTGGAATCATGGACCGTACGGCTTGGAAGTACCTTCATAGCTCTCTCACAGCTATTCAGCGTATTCAGCTTCCTACAAAGAAGGCTGATGCTGGATTCCGTGTTCTTAGCTATGACGGCGTAGATTTCGTGTTCGACGGTGGATTCGGCTCGTCGGTTCTTGAGACCAACAGCTGCCGCCTTCTCAATACGAAATACTGGTCATTCGATATGGTTCGTGGTGCTGACTTCAAGCCCCTCGCTCCTGAGATGGCTCGTCCGGTTGACCAGGATGCTTTCTTCACGGTTATCATCGTTGAAGGAAACCTCTGCTGCTCGGCTCCTGCGCTTCAGGCTGTAATTTACGCTTAATTGTAAAGGAGAAGAGATATGTCATATACAGGATCATTTGGAGTTAATTCAGCTCGAACCTGGGACGGAGTAACTATTCCACTTCCTGCAAGGGTATTGGATATCGGGTCTGACAAGCGTGGCAAGTTCATGTTTGTTAAGGCTACTACTACTGTTACCCAGTATCAGGCTGGAATCGTAGATAAGGATGGTGGATTCACTCCTATCACCACAACCAACGCAAGCACGACTCCAAAGGGAGTTGGAATTGCTCAGGTTGCTGCTGCTACCAATGAGTACCTCTGGGTATTTGTTGGAGAAGGTGGAGGAACTGGTTCTGGTATTAAGGTTAAGGTTGCAGCGTCGTATGTCGCTGGAACTAAACTTTACACCACAGCTACTGCTGGCGTTCTTGATGATGCTTCAACTGCTGGAGTTATCACTGGCCTTGTTGGTCTTACGACTGACTCTGGTTCAGGATCTTCGGTAGAGGTTCAGTCATTCACTGGAATCTACAGCAACATCTAACCGAATGGGGGAGGCTAGTTAAGCTCCCCCTTTTGTAAAGGATTATCATGGCACTTATTACTGACTTGATGGGGCTTGGATTGCCTCCAGAGCAAGCAACAAAGATTGCAACTCCAACCATTGATGCACTTCCAGTCTATCCGGCTGGTGCTGCTTTGACGGCTACTGGATCTGCTCTTTCTGACGCTCTTTTGCTTACAGCTACGGTAAATAATGTTACGACCGCAGCAGCAAGCACTGGAGTTAAGCTCAATGCAAATACTCCGATTGGTGCGACTGTTGTAGTGCGAAATGGTGGAGCTAATGACCTTAAGCTCTATCCTTCCTCTGCATCTGATCAGATCAATGGAACGACAGCTGGCTCAGCAATTACGCTGACCACTGCTAATAAGCAGATTGCTACTTGCACTCGTGTTAGCTCAACCCTCTGGGTAGCTACTGTTGCGACTGGTACTTAATGCACAGGGGGGTGAAAGTCCCCCCATATTTTTGAGGTGATTTATGACGGCTTATACCGGGAATACCACAACCGCCACTCCAACTATTCCAACGGCTACTAGCACGACGGTTCTCGCAGCTAATCCATTTAGAAAGTTTCTTCTTATTCAAAACCATTCTGCAGCAGCTATCGGAGTAGGCTTAGAGGGTCAAACCCTTACGGGAATAACTCCTTCAGCTACCAATAAGTGTTTTAATTTAGACAACAGCAATAACGCCAACAGATTGATATTTTTGGATGGGTTTATCCCTGGTGGACCTATTACAGTTTATCAAACTAGCGGAGCTTCGATTAACACTGTTACCGTCATTGAAGGTTAGTGCTATAAAGGTGGCTAGGCATTAAGCCTAACTTACCTAGGGAGAGATATGGCACAGATTGATTGGAGCGCAATAATGAATGGCGACCAGGGGAGACCCAAGCGTCGCTATGCAGGAGCAAATGTAAAGTTCTTTTACGCCTATAACGAGAATAGGCAGAAGAGCCTTGAGGCGGGTCGTCCTATATACGATGAGATTCCATCCATTTCAATTCAATGGCCTGGAATGGATACAACCGTTCGCAAGATTGAGCCACAGGATATCCAAGAGTATCCAGACATGTATGCCGCTTTTAAGGCTGGTAGTGAGCCTGTAGAGGGCGGTACGCCGCTTACTGAGTGGGCACTCCTTCCTGGTTCTGTTTGCCGTGAGCTTCAGTATATGGGCTTTAAGACGGTAGAGCAGCTGGCAGACGCAAGCGATGACATCCGTCGCAAACTTGGACCATCTGGACGCTATATCAAGATGGCTAAGGATTGGATGGATTCTGCCAAGAGTTCGCAAGCAGATGTAGTTGCGCTCAAAGAAGAGTTGGATAATGAGAAGCGTCGCACCGAGAAGTTGAGGGAGCAGGTTGAATTGCTTCTTCAGCGAGTCGAGGCGAATGAAGGAACTGACCTACGGAGTCATCGAAAGGAGGTGATCCAGTCTAGCGAGGTTGATCCAGTCGAAGAATTGGATCCTGGTTTTGATGAGGTTGATGTTCCTAAACGAAGAGGCAGACCGAGGAAGGTATGAGTCTTGCTACCGTAGTCGCTAATGTTGCTAATGAAGCTGGGTACACAGTTGAGTCCAATATCATTGGTTCAACTGAAACTACCACTAAGCAGCTATTAGCGATTACAAATAGAATCAATCGTGAGATGGCCGATCAGTATCCTTGGCCAAAGATGTATGCGAGTGGTTCGATAACGCTGGTAGGAGGTCAGGCAACCTACCAACTACCAGCGGCTTTTTCCTATGCTCAATATGAGTCCTTCTGGAATAGCTCAACTCGATGGCGCATCCTCGGACCAATGTCTGAGCAAGAGTACGCTGAGATTCGTGGATTCGGACTTAATACTACTGTTTATCAGCGATTCCAGATCCGAGGGATTACTAATAGCGAGCTACTCATAAGCCCTACGCCTGGGGCAAATAACAACGGTAATATAATCATCTTTGAGTATATCGCTGATAGATGCGTTAAGCCGCAAACATGGGCTAGTGGAGTGTTGTATGCAGCCAATACTTACACATTCTATAACGGCAATTATTATACTACTACCGCTGGCGGCACTACTGGTAACACTGCCCCAACTCATACGTCTGGCTCTGCATCTGATGGTGGAGTTACCTGGACTTATTATAGCGGTCCTTATCTTGATTTTCTTGCCGATACTGATGTCAGTATTTTCAGTGAAAAAACATTAGAGCTTGGTGTACTGGAACGCTTTGCTGAGATTCATGGGCTAACAGGTATTCAGCCTCGCTATGCTTTGCAGCTCAATGAAGATTATTCCAGACAGCAAGTAAGCAAAGTTATATATGCTGGTGGCAATACAAGAGCAGAGTTGTTTGCTCGTAATGGCACAGCAGTATTTGGAACTTGGATTTAACTATGCCGCAACGTCAAGCACCACCCCCTGGTAAGAACATGGCTCCAATGCAGTACTATCAATCACTGATAGGCATGGGCTACTCGCCTTATGAAGCTGTAATGGCAGTTCAGGGTAGTTATGGGTCTCCAAGTTCATATCAAGCTGGCCAAGAACAAAAAGCTGGCAACGCTGCCGCTATAGGGCAATTAGCTGGAATGGGAGCTGGTATGCTTCCTTCGTACTTAGGTAGCAGTGCTGGAGCCGCTGGTGCTGGTGCTGGTGCTGGAACGGCTGGGGCTGCTGGAGCAGCTGAAGTTGTTATGCCTTCTCAACTTGGTGGAAGTGCTGCCTTAGAAGGTGGAGGACTATTAGGTTCTGAAACATTGGCTGCCGCTGGTCCCTATGCGTTAGCTGCTATCGGTGCATACCTTGCTAGTAAAAACTTTAGCAAACAAATGCACAAATACAAAACCAGCAGTCGAGGAGAAGCTTTAAAAGGAGCTGTTACAGACTGGAGAAACTGGCTATCTCCGATTGGAATTGCAGGTGCAGTGTTTGGCGATAGGGATATGTATCTTACTGAGCGTCGTCGTTTAGAAGATTTACAAAAGAAAGGGATTAATGTCCCTGACCAATTATATGCAAATACTGATCTTGCTAAAGGGCGTTCAAAGCAAGAATTGATTGACCAAGCAAAAGAAGATCAAGCTGCTGGTAGGTATGCAAATGTTAAGTTTGCTGAATCCAGAAGCGAGAAAGATCTTAAACCTGAGGATATTTGGGGCTATAGCACCTTCTTTGAAAAGTATGGCAATGATTGGCTTGGTAAATTCAGTGAAGAAAAGCGTCGTCAGATAGCACAGCAAGCTCTTGATGCTGGAGCAGTAAGAGAGCATCACGGAACGATTGATATTGATTGGGGCAAAGTCAAAGGTCCAAAAGAAGAATCGACTGCACCAAAGCAACCAGAAACAGTTAAACAAGGCTTACTCAGAAACATAAAAGGAAAATAACATGTCAGTTTCACGATTGATTGGCGCACTTACGAGAGATCCTAAATCTAATCCCAGTAACAATGTTGACCGTCAGCCCATGCGTCCTATGCCTGGACCTGGCGCTGTTCCTCCAATGCCTAGACCAAATCAAGGTATGTATGGACCAAGTGGCGTTCCAGCTATGCCTAGACCTGGAGCGCAACAGCCAATCACATTTCTTCCAGCACACTTAGGACAGCAAAACTCTGCGTCAAATCCAAATGCTTATGCAAATGTTTACGCAGCCATGGATCAGTTTTCACGGAATCAAATGGTCAATCGCACTCCACAGCCATATGATCAAAACCCTCCGGGATATATAGGCGCAGGCAGCGTTGGTGGCATGACACAACAGCCAATGGGAAATTATCAACCGCAACCAATGCCATATCAGCCAATGCCACAGCAGAGTGATATGCAGCGACCTGCGTCTATGCGACCGATGATTATGCCGACGACTACACGGGGTAGGACTTATTAAGCATCATGTCATACGAAGGGTACACAATGCCGCCTCCATCAAGTGGGTTGGACCTAGTAAGTCCAATCGACAACATGGAGCCGTCATCAGCATTGGAATTAAATAACGTATTTCCAGGGGCTGGTGCGCCAACTGTACGGCTTGGGTATAAACAGTTTGTAGTTAGTGGAGCAACCATTCCATCAACACAAATTCACTTCATGCACGAATACTCGCTTGCTAATGGAACGTCCCAGCTAATAGCCGCAACTGATTCAAAGCTATTCTCAGTAAGCTCATCTGGAGTTGCTACTGATATTAGTAAAGTAGGTGGATACACTGGAGGTGATTGGAATAAAGAGTTCTTTGCTAATCGAATGTACCTGGCAAACAACACTGGTGATGTTCCACAGATTTATAACGGCACAGGAACTACAACTAATATAGTAGCAAGTGGTGGACCAGCTACAGGTCTTAGCTCGCTAGTTAATGTAGCAAGTTATCGTGAGCGACTATATTTCATTGAAAAAAACTCAATGACAATGTGGTATCACAAAACCATACGCCAAACATTTACTACTGGCACTCCACTTTTAGATTCGTATGACTTCCAATACGTCATGCGACGAGGCGGCTATCTCTTATTTACTGGCACATATACCAATCTTAAAAACGTAACAGCTCAAGACTTGTTTATGGCAATCTCAAGCGAGGGTGAGATTGTTATGTACTCAGGTACATCTCCTGACGATACCGCTTGGAGTCTTGTAGCTCATTTCATCATTGGTAAGCCATTAGGTCCAAAAGCCTTTATACGAATAAACAATGACGTTTGGATTATAACGCAGCAAGGTATTGTTCCTGTATCTGCGCTGTTTGAAATTGATCCAGAACAGGCGTTGAACATTGTCAGTCTTAAAGTAAATCCAATCATTACTCAGTATGCTACTCAGGTTCCATTCAGTGAGATGTGGAATGGATTCTTCTGGCCAGCAGGTCGAAGAGTTTATATTCAGATTCCTGACTCTGATAATTCAGCATCGTTTTTAGTGTATGCGATAGACACTAAATCTTGGTCGCAGTTCTCTCTATATACGAATCAGCACTCGGTGGCGTCGTGTAAATTCCTCAATCTCCCGTTTTATGCGTCGTCAACGGGTCTGATATATAAAGGGGAAACCGGATACGCTGATGCAGTTGACTTAAGTGGAAACGGTCAATCCATACGTTTCTCGGGGAGAACTGCGTTTTCATTCTATGGTGCTCGTGGCAACTATAAAGCCTTCAAAGATATTCGTCCTATCATCAAGGGCAAACGAGGCATTACAATCAACCTCGGCTTGGATACGGACTTTAAGCGGCAGCCAGTAGTAACAACAGTAACGACGCCAGCATCTCAATTCACTGGCTGGAGTACGCCTAGTTCTGTTAGTGGCGATTCAGGGTTTACACCTTGGGGAAGTCCTTGGTCTGCCGATGTTGAATACATCTTTGATAGGTTTGCGGTTAAGGGACAAGGACACTGCGCTGCGGTTAGATTTGGCGGTTCGATTAAAAATACTTCATTACAATTTTTGGGATTTGAGATTCGATACGATTTAGGAGGACAGGTTTAATATGGCTGCAAAAAAAGGGGCATTAGCTCAAGACCCAAAAGTATCGGCAAATAATACATCGCCAAGGACTGGGAATAAGCCAGATCCTAAAAACAAGAAGGCTCCTCCAAGCGCAGAGCGAAGGTTTAATCGTGCCCTTGAAGGATTCAATGCCAATCCAAACAATCCCAAATGGCAGAAAGAAATGAACAAGTGGTATGCCAAGATGAGTCCAGACCAGCAAAACAATGCTATGGCTACTCGTGCTGGACAGCAATACAACCAAATGATGTCTCAGTATCAAGGTTATGATGTAAACAAAGGTTTTAGCGGATATGAACAAGCATTTACCGACCAGCTTAATCAAGCTCGTGATACGGTAATGAATCAGTTTGAAGCTAGAGCAAAGCCTGAGTTTGATAGACAGGATGCTCAGTTCACACAGCAGATGGCAGAGCAGGGAATAGATCCTAATAGCGGAGCATATCAAGCTCAATATCGTGCGTTAAAGCAATCGCAAAATGATGCTCGTCAAGCAGCTCAATCAGAAGCATTTAAGCTGGGTTCTCAATATCAACAGCAAGGATTTGAGCAGGGCAAAGAAGCCTATATGACTCCTGCTACAATATGGCAAGCTACGCAAACTCCTTGGGAGATGCAGCAGAAGATTGCACTTGAGCGACAAGCTCAACAAAACGCCCTTGCTCAATCTAGGATGCAGACAGGAGCAACTATAGCATCTGCTAGAATTGGAGCTGAGGCTGAGCGAGATGTTAACGCTATGCGTTATATGGGTGATTATGGCAACCAAAAACCAGTTAATCCTTGGGCAGCTGGTTTGGGTGGTTTCCTTTCTGGATATAATAAAACTCGTTAGAGGAGATAGTTACTATGGCTGATTCAAATGATCTTGCCACTGCACTAAGCGGATTAAACATACCTTGGACTGATACTACCTATGGTCGTCTGTCTAGCGGCATTATGCAAGCTGCTCCTGCTGCAATTAACCCTTATGGCAGCACAGGACAGGCGATTGGCATAGCATTAGGTGGATTGCTTCTTGGCGAACTTGGTCGTTATCAAGGGCAAAAGACTGCTGCAGAAGAAAGTTTACAAGCACTTGAAGGCGGCACAAAAGTTCTTGGGATGCAAACCCCTGAAGAACGTTTAGGCTATATAAAAGGGGTTGAAGATACTCGTGTAAGAGATCGTCTTTCTAAACTTGCATTAGCACTTCAAGGACAAGAGAAAGCTAATGCTCTTGATATACAACAACAAGTAGGTCGTAAAATTGGCGAACTCAAAGGAGTTGCTGGATTCTATCAGACGCCTGAAGGAAAAGCAGAACAAGAGCGACAGCTCGCCCAACTTAAAGCCGAAGCTGAAGCTAAATCATCTCCAACTTTTGCCAAAATGATTTATCAAGAAGGTAAAAAAGATGAGCGCCTTGCTGCAATTACTGCTGCCAGAAAAGATCTTTTAGCTACTCAAAATCAATTAACTGAGGCACGAAAAAAGAATCTGTTAACTCCAAAAGAAACGGAAGATTTAACTGATCAAACTAATTTTGCAGCCAAAGCAAAAGAACTTAAAAATGAATTGTCGGATCTTTCATATCCTGAAATACAAGCACTGATTCGTGCAGGTAAATCACCAGAATACAATCCTGGATTGTATTCTAAGTTTCTTCAAGTTCAGCAGATTTATCGTAAGCCTAACTTTGGAGCTATGCTTACAGGTAATGAACTTAATGTTGGTGAAGGAGTGTTTGGTAAGAACCTTCTTGGCACTAAAGAAGATATGCTTGCTGCAATAGATTTCTTAGGTAGTTCAGCATTGGATAAATCAGAAAACTATCTTGTAAATAAATCTAAGACAGCTCCAGAGCTTTTAGGATCAGTTCGCAAACTTAAAGGAGCTTCTGAGATACCTGCTGAGCAATATGCACCTTCCACATCTGAACCAGCAATGTCAGATGCAGAGCGCAAAAACATGGAATTAAAAGCTGAAATTGCAAAAATAGAAGAGATGCTGGCAGCTAAAGGAAAATAATAATGGCTTCTACCGAAGAACAATTTAATCAAGAAAATGCTGCATTAGAAGCTCGCTTGGCTGAATTGCGAAATAGAGTTGGAGTAATGACACCAGCTCCAGCAGCGCCAGCACCAGGACAATTACAAAGTCTTTTAAGTACTCCTACTCGTAATCCTACTGATGTTGAATTAGGCGTTGCTCAGTTACGACAAATGCCAGAGCTTGATCAAGCCGTAGCTGATTTAGCTGGACGAAAACTACTAACTCAAGAATCTGCTACTTTTGGCATATCACCAAAGTTAGAAGCGGCATTATCAGCTGGCAAAGGATTGCTGTTTGGTAGAAGCCCAAGTGAAACATTTGCTAGTGAAACTCTTAATCAAGATATTTTGAAAGAGTATGTTCGTCAAAAAGACTTAGAAAAAAACGCATTGATTTTTGGCGTAACTGGTCCTGAAATTGGCGGGGCACTTTTATCGCCAGTTAATAAATTACAAATTGCCAAAGATGTAGTTGCTGGCGCTCCGCTTGCAGAATCTCTTGTAACCAGAACTGGCAATGTAGCTAGATATGCTGGACTAGGTGCTGGGACAGCTGGATTAGAATCACTTCTTTCTCGCCCTGGAACTATAGAAGAGCGACTGACACGAGCAGTTCCTGCGATAGAAACAGGGGCGGCTTTAGGTGGTGGGGCTGGAGCTTTGAGTGAAGCTCTTGGAGCTACTGCTAATAAAATATACTCAAATGTTGGTGTTCCTAATGAGCAAGCTGCTAAACAAGTGGCTGCTAATGCCATGCGTCAAATGGGGTTTAATGAACCTGATTTGATGGCTGCTGGAATGAAAAAGAATTATTTTATTTCAAAAGATCCTAGGTATAGCAGCCTTACAACAACAGACCTTATACCAAATGAGCAAGCTGCTGCTGCTGAAAAATTACTAGCTGGGAAAAGTGTTTCTAATGCAAATAGAGAGCTTTTAACATTAGATGATGCAGAAAAGGTTGGAACTGCTGGACAGAATCTATTTGTAAAAGCTAGGGATGAAGCACGAAAAGCTGCTGGAGCATTATTTACTGATAATGTTAGAAGTATTGAAGTTCCAGTAAAAGGAATTGGAAAAGAAGCGAAAGCAACCTACGACAAGTTTTATGGAAACAATCTTACTCCATCATCTCGACTAGAGCAGCTTTATAATGATTTTATAAGTCTTGGAAAGCCTCCTGCTAAACCAAAACAACCAGCAGGATTTGGACGTCAAGCACCAGTTGTAACCCCTAAAACAACAACAACCGTTGGTGAACTTCAAGATATTCGACAAGAAGTTTTAGAATTAGGCAGAACTGCCCCTAAAGGGTCTCCAGATAAATCATTTGCTAATCAATTTGCCAAGCATATTGGAGATAAGATTGACGCTGTTCCTGGTACTCAAGATTTGTCTATCGCTCGAAGTGCTTGGAAAGATGTTCAAAATACTTTTTATCGTGGGCCATTACGCAACATTGATTTGAAGAAACCAGAGCAATTAGTTACTGAGTTAAGTAAAGATTCTCGCAAACTTAAAGCATGGACAAATATTTTTGGAACAGATGATCCAATCGTTTTGGCTGCTCAAAAAAAGCAATCTACTGCAATTAAAGGATTGGGAGTTGAAAACACCGGGATTGAAACTCCATCAGTTCAGAAAGTATTAAAGCCAGATGATAAGCAACGTGAACTAGCTGCTCAAATAGGTAGAATTATATCTTCAGGTGTTGTCGGTGGTGCTGCTGGATATTACAGCGATAAATATTTAACTGGCAATAAAATGACAAGTGCTTTGGGTGGGCTTGCGTTTGGAGCGCTTACTGGCGCTAAAGCTAAAGGATATAATGAGCAAAGTTCTAAGTTAATTGCCAATGAGCTTATTAAAGCATTTAAGAATCCAAATGCTGCATTGATGCTAATGCAAGAAGGGAAAGCAGTAGCAACTAAACCTCCTCTTGCATCTGCTTTGGCAGGAACTTTGCCAGCAGCTAGTTCTATTGCAACGCAAACTCCTATTGTTCCAATTAAACGTGAACAACCTATAGAAACTAAACAGCCAAGTAAGCTTGAAGAAGAAAACGCAGCACTTGAAGCAAAACTTGCAGAACTTAAAAACCGTATTGGCATAGAAAAACCACAACCAGTTCAAAAGCAAAACATTAGCATGCACATCAATAATTTTGCTGAAAAGCATGGCGTTGATCCTTCATTGATTCATGCAGTAGCCGAACAAGAGTCTAACTTTAATCCAAAGGCTAAGGGTCCTAAGACTCGCTATGGGCAAGCTAAAGGATTGATGCAGATAATGGATGAGACTGGCAAAGCACTTGGCTTAAAGAATCCATTTGATGCCGCTCAAAACATAGAAGCTGGAACAAAACTACTTGCTCAACTGAAAAAGCGATTTGGTGATGAGAAATTAGTGTTAGCGGCTTACAACTGGCGGCCAGCAGCGGTGAATAATCAGTTAAAACTGCTTAAGGCTATGGGCAAGGAACCAACCTGGGAGAACATGGTTAAGTATGGAGAAGTTCCAGCACAAACAGAAGCGTATGTGCCATCAGTTTTAGAGCGACAAAAAAAGTATTTAGGCTAAGGAGATAATATGAGTTGGTTTAATGCTATAGAAAAAGAATCCAAGTCATATGAACGTTTTTTAAAACGAATAACTATTGCATCTTCTGGATGTTGGGAAATGAATGGTTTTCATGATCGTGATGGATATGCTCGGTTTCACAAATCAAAAAACTTATACAAAGCTCATCGCATTAGTTACGAGTGGCATAAAGGTAAAATACCTGCTGGATTAACTATCGATCACCTATGCGAAAATAAGGGATGCGTAAATCCAGAACACTTAGAAGCTGTGACACGAGAAAAGAACGGTAATCGTCATAATGCTAAGGGTTATAAAAAGTGGTGGGTTGCCTTATCAGATGATGATAAAACTGCATTTGTGGAGAATGTAAGTAAAAAAGCATCGCAGGTGGCCGCAACTAAAAAACTGGCAGCTACACATTGCAGACGTGGTCATGAGTGGAAATTAGAAACGACTTATATTACTCCTGGTAGCGGTCATAGAAGATGCGAAGTTTGTTTTGCAGAAGTACAGAAACGAGCAAACGCTAAAAGAATGGCTAAAAAGAATAACAATATCAAATAGTTAGGTGATAAAATGGCATGGAGTGGTGGAACTTACACGAAATGGAACGCTCCGACTGGATGGGCTGGTGATGCTGCTAGTGGCATAGGCATTGAGGCTGGTCGTCATGATACGCAAGATGATGACTTTGCAAATGGGATTAATAGTTGCCTCAATAAAGCTGGACAGAATACTCCAACTGCTAATCTGCCCATGGGTGGATTCAAGCACACTAACTGTGCTGCGGCTGTATCCTCTACTGACTATACTACGCTTGGAGATGTTCAAGCTGGTATCAGCACTCAATCGACTGCGCTAACTATAAACAACACTGCGTTCTCTAATGACAGTGTTGGACCACGAATAAGCCTTCGTAAGTCTCGTGGCGCAACTGTTGGAACAAACACTATTGTTCAAAACAGTGATGTTGTTGGTTCTATTGGTTTTGTTGGAGCGAACGGCACTGGGTATGATTTTGCGGCGTTGATTTCATGCGAGGTTGATGGAGTTCCTGGAGCTTCATCTGACATGCCTGGTCGATTAAAGTTTTATACGACTGCTGATGGATCTAGTACTGTTCAAGAGCGCATGAGAATTGATTCTAGCGGAAACGTGGGCATTGGAACTAGTCCTGCATATAAATTCCATGTCGAATCAGCATCGACAAGTTCTGCTGCTGCTCTTATGCGAACAACTACAGCGGGAGATTCTGGAATTAATGGATTGATGGTTTATAAAACTGATAACGTAAGCACTGCTGGAAGTAACTATTTTATTGGGTTTTTTATAAACAATGGAGCAACTGCTTCAGGGCGTATCGCATCCAACGGAGCGAATGCTGCGGCATTCTTCAGCACTTCTGACATCAACCTGAAAGAGAACATTATAGACCTGCCTAGTCAGCTGGATAACATTCTGGCTTTACGACCTGTAGAATTTGATTACAAAGATGGCTCAGGACATCAGATTGGTTTTATCGCTCAAGAGGTCGAGCAGATTTATCCAGACAATGTGTTTACGGATCCGAGCGGCATTAAGTTCCTTGGTGATATGAGCCGTAACGATGCTCGTGTCATTAAGGCTATTCAGGATCTCAATGCGAAAGTTGAAGCCTTGACGGCTCGTGTAGCAGCTCTTGAGGCAGCATGAAGCAGTTAAGACTTGTAAGAGTCTCTGAGCATCTTGGTGCTACGTTGGGAGTGCTTGTTATTGACGGGCAGCCGACGTTTACCACCCTTGAGGATAAGTGGCTTGAGAACGAGAAGAGCAGATCGTGTATTCCTCTTGGTAAGTACACTTTAAGGCGGCATCAAAGTCCTAAGTTTGGCGATTGCTTTCAAGTGCTAGACGTTGAGGGTAGGGACGCCATTTTGATTCATTCAGGTAATACGCACCATGATACGCATGGATGTATCTTGATAGGCATGGCGTTTGGTACTCTAGGTCCCGAGACTGCGATTCTTTCCAGCAAGGTAGCCTTTACTACTTTCATGGGAATGATGTTGAAGGATTATGAACTTAGTTTAGAGATTACTAAGGGCTACTAAGATGACCGACAGCGATTTGCTTCAGCTTAAGTCTTGGATAGATATAGCGATTAAAGCCATCATTGGTGTCGTTATCAGCATTGCAGGCATGGACTATCGGTCCATGAAGAATTCGCTACAAGAGTTGCAGCAGTCAAAGTATAACCTAACGATGCAGGTAGAGATCACTTCTGCTGAGGTAAAGGCGGTTAAGGATCGACTTGAGCGCATAGAAGCTAAGTTAGATAGGGTATTGCAGAAATGAAGATTATAGCAGCTGTGCTCATATTCTTGGCTGGCTGTAGTAAATCTGAACCTATTAAGCATTGGGATCCCAGGATTTTATATTGGAATAACAACGATCTTACATGCACTAAACTGGATAACGGTGGCTCTGATAGTGCGTCTGCGCAAAAAGAGTTTGAGTTTTGTCGGTCTGGCAGTGGTGTAATGGTAGCGTTTAAGAGGAGCTTATGAACAAGATAATTCTTTGGATATTCTCTAAGACCAAGTTTGGTCAGATGCTTGATGGTAAGAAGACGGTTATCGGAGCAGCCTTTATAATCCTTGCTAGGCTCCTAGACGCTCTTCAGGCGGTAGCCCCACTCTTCCCTCAGTATCCATGGTTATTGACTGCCAGCGAGCAAATGGCGGGCTTTATGGGGCAGCTGGAAACGCTACTTAACGATCTTGGTTTTGGACTGCTCACGGTTGGAGTTTTGCATAAGTCGATAAAGGCTAAGTTGCCTAGTTAAGTTTGCAGCGTCGGTCGTATTTTACTTTGACCCGCATCCAATCGATCATTGGGTCACGTGCGTTTCGTATAATAAAATCGATTATATCGGCGTACTTGCCTTGTTGTTTCATGGTTTCGCAATGGGTTTGAAAGTCTTTGGTGACGCACTTTTGTATTGAACTTACCATGCCATCTGGTTCATCGAAGAGAAAGTCGGCTAGGTAAACAAGGTTAAATTCTTTAGGTTCCTCGCAGAAAAAGAAGTCTTCCAGTCGGGTAAGCTCTGCCAGGCAGCGTGGAACGCTCATAGTGTTGTCGCACTTATATCCGAGGATTGAATTGTTACTATTGTTCCCGGATATTTTGTAGAAAAAACCTACGTAGTCTTTGATTGCCCGGTCTATAACAGCTAACCAGAGCCGTTTTTCGGGCATAAGATAATCTATTTCTGCTTGTTCTTGAGTAACTTTCAATCGCTTTTCCCTTTTCACTTTTTGACCAGGGCCAGCCAGTCCTCTAAGAACATAGTCACCATCCACGGCTTGTGGTTACGTCTATGGCAGCAGATGGGTGTTTTATCGTGACAATCGTTTAGGGCTTGGCTCATTGCTTGGTCTATGTTGAGCCGTTCTACCCTTTTGCACTCTATATGGAACTGATCTAGCTCAGCGCATACAACGTCTGAGTCTCCAGCGGCGCCGCAGAACTGTTGGGTTCGCCTGGCGGTATAGCCATGCTCTTTTAGCTTATTGGCAAGCTCTCG